ATCTAGTCTTCGGAGATAACCTCGCGAACCACTGCCTGGATAGGTAGTACATCCCAAGGCGTTTGCCCGGCCCCAGCATCCCATCTCGATCTCTCAGATGTCAAAGCTTTGCCAGCGCGACCTGCCATTTTAAAGACAGTCTTGGGTGGGAGTCCTGCTCCTAAGCGAAGAGAATCGCCTTTCGCAGCCCATCTAACCAGTTGATCAACACTCGGATTGTTGATCGCGTTGTTCATTTGTTGCAAGCACCTCACAACCACGGCCCACTGATTCCATTCCGACCCTTTAAAAGAAAAGCGTTCATGTCCTATAGTCCTCCATGCTACACGTGACACGGGATACGTCGGTTTGAAGTCGTTTTCGACGTAATAGCTATACTGCAGGAAGTCTGCTTCTCTATGCCCGAACAATTGTTTATCCGGATGGGCATTAAATCCGTATTCACTGGAAGCGAATTCGGCAAAGTCTTTGGGATCTACACCTCGACCGCGGATTAAAGCGTCGTCTCCTTGCACCCAGTAGCGGGCGTCTTCTATGGAGTAGTTGCTCATGTATCCCTCGATGCAGAGTGCGTTATGGATAGAATCCAGAAAGTTCGTAGCTACCGAACCACTTGGCATTCCGTGTTCCCCGACGAATACTCTATCTGGAGTAATCAATTCACCGGAAGTGAGATTGTTTACCCAGTTATCGAACATTCGTGGTTTCTTGTTTCCAACCATTGGGTGGACAAGATCTCGCGCGACTGTCTGAATTAATTCAGGCGATTGCGTTTGATCGAATTTCGAATAATCACACGATAGGTATTCCGCGTCATTATTCTTCATGTCGTAGGTTATTGATGCCCCTACTACATCCTGTCCTTCCCATGCTTCAAACGGATGCACCGTACGCTTTCGAAGAGCGTCTTGTATCGGATATACAAATGGTGCGCCATATAACGCTTCGTATTTCGACTCTGCCCAGGCTAACCTTGTCTTTCCCGGAGGATCGACTCTCCACATCGGCATCGATGGGGGGATCGGCCTAGGATCATCTAATGTCCATTGGGCTTGGGTTTCCGCTTTCACAGCATCACCTATATTGGACATCCAGGCTGATGAAAGCCAGGGTAGTCCGGAGTTAGAACTACGAGGTAGTCTAGCTGCTGCTTTTCGGAATGGATAAAGAGGTACTGATACTCCCCACTTTCGTCGAAAAGTGGCCATATCGTCATCTAACGTGGACAAGGCACCCGTCCATGGTCCGTAGTAACTCTTTGTTGTTTGTGGTCCCCAGTCTTTCCATGCAGGTCTTTCAGACCAGGGAAGAAGCATGTATTCCAATTGCTTCTGCTCACGCTCTGCCATGTGAACGCTAAACTTAGCGCCTGATAAGTCCACTTGGCTGAGGAAGGCATCTCTGACTTCTCCGCGACTCCATCCCCCTTCAGGTGCTCCACTTGGTGTGTTCTTCCAAATGGCTGAACGAAGGTCTTGCGTCTCCGGACGGCTCAATCTATCTAACCAGCGATTAAATGCGGCTAGGTTGTCGGTGTACGTTTCTCCTGAGATCATGTTTGGT